GATGAATGACGAAGCCGATAGCCGACTATGGGGAAGAAGCCCCATCTACTCTGAATTGCTCTATGTGCAATTGCTCTATGACCTCAGAGATATACCATTCCCGGCCCCACTCGCAAGACTATTAAATACTTATCTCCCGCCAAAGAAAGAAGTTGCTGAGTGTGAGCCATTAAACAATCTTATTGCCGATGTAGCGAAAGTAGCACTATTCGATGAGGAGGGTTCAGCATGATCACAGTCTTCATCGCAGCTGCGCTCCTCACCTTCACGCTTATCACCGCTGTCTTGCTGCTGCTCAGCCTCGTGATGTGCGTGGTACACCTCCGGCAGAAACGCCGCGCGCCGACACCCACGCCTCAATCCATCAGCACGCCACTCGGGCTCAAAGCGTATCGGCAAGTCAACACACACGCTCCGCTCGACGAGGGCGTGCGACGCGCAAGGAACAGGTGCTATGTGCGAGGTGACGAATGAGCGTGAATTATCCACAGCGCAAGCAGCACAAGCATGACAACGCTCGGGGTACAACTACCAGGGATGTGAACGCCGCAGTGCGTGTCCAGACAGCGCTCAAGCTCAAACTAGAGGGCAAGAACTGGGACGAGGTAGCAGCAGGAGCAAGCTATCAGTCGCGTGGCAGTGCGCACCATGCCGTCATGCGTGAATTAGAGCGCTGTATCACGCATGACGTCAAAGAGTTGCGTGACCAGCAACTCTACATGCTGCTACAGATACAAGCACGATCCTACAAGGCAGCCACCGATGAGACAGACCCGAACTGGCACTGGGCTGCCGATCGTGTCGCCAACTACAGCAAGCGCATCTCAGAATTGATGGGCCTGGATATCCCGGTGGAGAATGCGCTCATGAGTAACGTTGTCGTTGTGCGTGAAGTGCCCGGTGGCTATCTCAGCGCAGTGGAGGCACCAAAGGAATGAGTGTAGCCCTTGCCGACAAAACCGAGGTGACAATCAAAGCGCCTGAACTGCGCGGGGCGGTGACTGAACTTGCATCCTACCCCGAAATGGAGATAGGGGTCGACGGCCCGGCAGGCACCGGCAAAACGTTTGGTATCCTCTACTTCATCCACGTCTTATTGCTCTCCTATCCCGGCGCAAAGTGGCTCGTAGCTCGCAAGCGCAACACCGACCTTGCAGGCTCAGCGCTCGCCACCTTTCGTGAAAGCATCCTCGACGAGCGTGAGGGCGTGCGCTTCTTTGGCGGCAGCAAGGATCGGCCTCCTGGCTACATGTATCCCAACGGCTCATTTATGGCCGTCAATGGCCTGGACAAGCCGGGTAAGGTCAAGTCCATGGATTTTGACGGCATCTATCTCTGTGAAGCCACCGACTGCGAACTGGAAGATGTGGAGATGTGCCATATCCGCCTGGCACGGCGCAAGAATAGCGCGCTGCCACAGCGGTTTCAGAAGCTCTTGATGGACTTCAACCCGGACGCGCCGCTGCACTTCCTGAACCTGCGTATGAACGAGGGATTGACGCGCCGCTTGCCTTCACGCCATGAAGACAATCCGTTTCTCTGGGATGCCGCTACACAAGATTGGACGGAGGCCGGCCTTCGCTATATCGGCGAATTGGACCAGCTCACCGGCGTGCGCTTAGCCCGCTACCGCTATGGTATCTGGGCTGCCGCTGAAGGCACGGTCTATGAAGACGCCTGGGACCGCAAGCGCAACGTGGTGAAGCCGTTCCCACTGCCGCCCGAATGGCCGCGCTATATGGTGGTGGATTTCGGCTTTGTGCATCCGTTCGTGTGCAAGTGGTACGCACGCGACGATGACGGACGCCTGATCATGTACCGCGAGCTCTACAAGACGAAGATGCTCGTTGAGGACCATGCGAAAACGATCAAGCACTTCTCACGCTGGGGCCAGGACGGCGGCGATCCCTTGCCGCGTGAGATTATCTGTGACCATGACGCAGAGGACAGAGCCACACTTGAACGCCATCTCGGGCTGCGCACGATGAATGCGCACAAGTCGGTATCCGATGGTATCCAGGCGGTGGCATCCAGGCTCAAGCGAGCAGGCGATGGGAAGCCGCGCATCCTGTATTTTGAGAATGCCTTGATCGAACGGGACCAGGAGCTCGCACGCCAGAAGAAACCGACTTGCACGATTGAAGAGTTCGACAGCTACGTGTGGGATACGCGGCAAGGCTTGAAGCGTGGTGAGCAGCCAGTCAAAGAAAATGACCACGGTTGCGATTGCGACCGCTATCTCGTCGCGCGCTTCGACTTGAGGCCGCTCAGCGTAGGCTATAGCCAAAGGGTGTATTAGGAGGTGTGACTTGACTCCAGAAGAGTATGCAGCATGGGGACTACAGTTTATGTCACGTTTTGAGGCATGGCGCAATGCAGTGTTAGCAGACATACAGCCTTTCCTGAAGCATATCAGGATTTGTTATATTCGCCTGCATTATAAACCGTTCTTTAAGGACATCACCGAGGCTAAGCCATGACGCAGACGATGTTACCCCCACAACGAACGCAACTCGCCCAACCGACCTACGAGATCACGGCTGCCGACAAGAAGCGCCATAGGAGGTGAACAATGGAACAAACAAACTTCCCTGTTTTGGAAATGGAAATGACTGATCACAGTCTTTTTGTCAGTCTAAAGGATGAGAAAGATAACACGATTGGGGTGCTCTTCCCCAAAGAACTGGTTGAATCGCTTGTATCCCGGTGGCAAGAGTTTCAGAATGGCACAGCACCCGAGCCAAAGATGATCGGGCGGTATTATACAGGCCATTGGTATACCAAAGAATCAGAGAAAGCAGGGCAAACGGCTCCTGTACCAGAGCGGATATTGAGGAAATAGCCCATGACACAAACGATGCTGCCCCCACAACAAACACAGCTCGCACAGCCCACCTACGAGATCACGGCTGCCGACAAAAAAAGACAGCAGAAGATTGCCGAAGCCTGGAAGGCGTACAACGACGAGCTGGACAAGCCGCTGGTCCCGATGGACAACGAGCCTGACGACAACGTGATGTCCAATCGCTGCCAGCCCATCGTAGACGCCGGCATCGACTTCCTGTTCGGGCTTGAAATGGAGATATCGCTCGGCCAGGGTGCGCCAAAGGAAGATCAGGAATTCCTCAACGCTACCTGGGGCACCAAAGAGGANCGNATCCCACTNTTNCAAGAGTGGGAGATGAATGGCGCGATTGCGGGCGAGGGCTTCCTGCGTATCGTGCCTGACGATGATGGCACGTTCGAGATCGTCAACATCGACCCCTCGACCGTGTTCGTGCAAACGGCGCCACAAGACTGCACCCGTGTGCTCTTATTCTGTATCCAGTACTCCACGATGGAGAACATCAACGGCACGCCACGCGAGGTCTTCTATCGCGAAGAGATAGCCGGCAACTACCCCGAGCCCGGACCTGGCCGCCGCGCAAAGGACGCCACGTCGTGGACCATCCAGCACTGGACACAGGTAGGACAACCGGGCATGCAGCCCAAACTCACCGGCTGGACACCGGCAGGTGAGCCGATTGAGTGGCCCTATCCATTCCCGCCCTTGTTCGGCAACAAGAACCTGCCGTTCTCCAACAGCTATTGGGGACGGCCTGATATCACACCCGGCTTGATTGGGCTTAATAACGCACTCAACCTGACGAACTCCAGCGCCAACCGCGTGCTGAAGATGTTTGGCGGCCCCATCTTGTGGGGTGTCGGCTTCGCGGAGTCGGCTATCGCGGTCCGGCCAGGATATATCATGAACTTGGGTGACCTCGGGGGCAAGATCGATGCCGTGAAGATCGCCTCCGACATCCCATCAGCTATTCAGTTCGCAGCCGACTTGCGCTCCGACATCGACGAATTGTCGCATGTGCCAGGCGTCGCAACCGGGCGTATTGCCACCATGCCACGCGGCGCCTTGAGTGGCATCGCCATAGAACTCCTGTTCATGCCCTTACTGAAGAAGACCGACACAAAGCGCTGCACCTACGGCGGGGCGATCATAGCGATCAGCCGCGCACTGCTGGTACTCACCGGGAGGAACCCCGCTGT